ATTGTAAGCTACGAGCAAATCACCGACTAATAGGAGTCGCACATGGCTAGAGGTAGAGGCGGCTTTATAGGTCAAGACGGGCTGAACGCACCAGACAGCCCTACAAGTGTTAGTGCTTCCGCAGGTGATACACAGGCAACGGTAAGCTTTACTGCACCTACTGATGTTGGTGGTTCGGCTATTACTGGATTTAGAGCGCAGTCAAATACGGGCGTGGGCGCGTCTGGATCGTCCTCTCCGATTACTGTCACAGGTCTTTCCAACGGCACAAGCTACACGTTTAACGTCTGGGCAATCAATGCATTTGGGTATTCTGCGCCTAGTGACGCAAGTAGTGGCGTTACTCCTGCTCAACCTACGCTTGCAATGATGATTCAAGGTGGTGGAGGTACAAATGTTGCTAAATTTAATATGGATAGTGCAGGAAATGCTACTGACTTTGGTGATACCCCTATAAATGTAAACATCCCTTGTGCACTTGCAAATGCAACTCGTTTAATTCAAGCGGGTGGCGATTCAGACTCTAACGAAATTCATTATTGGACGATTTCTAGTGGAGGTACAGGGGCTGATTTTGGTGATTCTGCAACAAATGGATACGGTAGAGGTGCGGTAAATACTAACACTAGAGGCGTATTTATGGGCGGTTACATAAGTGGTGTGATAAACACCATGGACTATGTAACAATTGCATCAACTGGTAACGGCACAGACTTTGGTGATTTAACAGTTGGGAAATATAGAGGAGCGGGGTCAATAAACTCAACCACTCGCGGCATTCATTCAGCAGGTTATTTGCAAGGTTTTTCAAATACTAATGTAATTGACTACATCACTATAGCCTCAACAGGTAACGCTACAGATTTCGGAAATACTTTAAGTGCTATGAGACAGGTAGCAGGAGCTTCTAATAGCACTAGGGGCGTGTTGGCAGGAGGTGTCATATCAAGTGCTACTAATGAAATTAGTTACATTACAATAGCTTCAACAGGTAACGCCACAGATTTTGGTGACTTATCCGCCAATTCTGCTACAACAGGTGCCGCAGCAGATTCAACAAACGCTTTTTTTTATAGTGGAAATTTTAGTTCTGGAAACGGAATACAGTATGTAACTATTGCATCAACAGGTAACAGTTCTACTTGGGCTGATTTATACTCTAGTCAACAAAGTGCACAGTATGGAACATCTGCTGCACACGGAGGGATTTCATAATGCCAAATTATCAAGGTGTATGGTCGCTCACAACGCAGATGCAGAATGTTTCAGATTGGCCTGAACAACCCGTAGGTGGTGGTGGACGTGCAGTTTTTGAAATTGGTGTGCTAAGTTCAGTCGTTAATACTATGGAGTTTACCACTATACTTACAGGGTCAACATTTACAGACTTTGGTGATGCAACTGTTACATCACAAGCTAGAAATTCGTTATCATCTGACACTAGAGGTGTTACTGGTGGAGGAACAAATAGTAGTACCAACGTAATGGACTACGTTACTCTTGCGAGTGCAGGTAACGCTACAGATTTTGGAGATCTTACAAGAGCCAAGTATTCTGTAATGGCAGCTTCAAATGCTACTAGAGGTTTATTTGGTGGTGGTCCATATTATGACTCTGACGAAATAGACTATATAACTATAGCATCAACAGGTAACGCTTCTGATTTTGGGGACTTTTCTATTAGCTATAGGGGTGGAGGAGGTAGCTGTGCAAGCACAACGAGAGCCTTGTTTGCAGGTGGAGGCCCAAATGGTGAAGGTGGTCGTGAATCTATAGATTATGTCACCATAGCTTCAACAGGTAATGCCACTGACTTTGGGGATTTGACAGAAGGCAGGTTTACAGGAATAGGTAGTGGAAGCAGTAATACAAGAGGTATTTTTTACGGTGGCGATGACGCAGGAGGTGATGGATCAAATGTAATAGATTTTGTCACCATAGCTTCCACTGGCAACGCTACTGATTTTGGAGATCTTTTAGCTAATAAAGGTTATTTAGGATGTGGAGCTAGTAATAAAACTGCTGTTCTTAATTTAGGTGGATATGTAACTTCAAATATTGCAAGTGCAGATTTAATTATTTTAGCAACTACAGGTAACGCTGTAGACTTTGGAGCAATATCTACTGGTGGAGCTTCAAGAAATAGCGCAGGTATGTGTGGCTCACACGGAGGAATAGCATAATGTCAGATAAACGATACGAGGCGAATATAATTAGAGCCACGGCTGTTGAGCCTGCTAATAACCTAGAGACAACTTCTGCTCCAGGGGTGTGGTCTTTAGATGAAGTTATGGAGCTTCAGAAGAAAAACAAATGGCCTACGGTGGGTAATGAAGCAGTCGATTTAGATAACTTGTTTGGTTGTTTTATGTATGATGGAACTGGTGCTCCACAAGTTGTAGACAACGGTGTCGCGTTAGCTAATGCTAACGAGGGTGGTAGTGTAAATTTTGGTGGAGCAGGGTCTCTCCGATGGGTAAACGTTCCTGGCAGTTCTGACTTTGGTTTCGGCACTGGCGATTTCACTATTGAATTGTTTCTATTTGTGCAAACACACAGAAATTATACTGAAATATACGATCAAAGGACTGCATCACAAGACGCTGCAACAGCAACGCCAATAATCTACGCAGATGCCTCTGGGGGTATACATTTTTTTCATAGCAACCAGAACAAAATTAGCGGGTCTATTGCAGCAGGTCAATGGTATCATATTGCTGTAAGTAGGTCAGGAACATCCACAAAGATGTTTGCAAACGGAACTCAAATTGGCTCAACATATTCGGATAGCACTAATTATGTTACCCCTGCAAGCACTTGGTCAATTGGTGCTGCTGCTCAACAAAATCAATATGAGATGGACGGTTTTATTTCTAATGTTAGAGTTGTAAAAGGAACTGCTTTATATACGTCAAACTTTACAGCCCCCACATCTGCGTTAACAGCAGTAACAAATACTAAATTATTAGCACTGCAAGGCAGTACACCGTTTGTAGATAACTCAAGTAGCTCCCATGCTTTAACTATAAACGGTGCGAGTGGTGCATCAGACTTCGGGCCATTTACTGGCACAAGTGGCAAAGGTGGGTTGGTTTGGATTAAAGGCAGAACAGACCCAGGTGACGGAACAGGTCTTCCAGATCATACTCTATTTGATACTGTAAGAGGTGATGATAAATATTTACGAACAAGTAATTCTCAAGCTCAAGGTAGCGGTTTTTCATCTTTATTTGAATTCAATGCAAATGGCTTTACAGTAGGAAGCAACCATTCAATAAATTATGGTTCTGGAGATACTCATTATATTTCTTGGGCTTTTGCTCAACAGGCTAAATTTTTTGACATTGTTCAATTTACTGGGGATGGAAATTCTTCACAAACTATAAATCATAATCTTGGTGTAACACCTGGAATGATTATATGCAAAAGAACTAACACCACTGGAAATTGGATTACTGGACATATTTATGATTATAGTAAATATGTTATGCTTAACAGTAACAATGCGGCTGCTACATGGAATGGTAATTGGAGTGCTTCAAACACTTCTTTTACAGCACATAAAGCAGGTAATGCGGATTATAGTTTAAATGAAAGTGGCTCAACCTATATAGCCTATGTTTTCGCACACAACAATAATGATGGTGGGTTTGGGCCTAATGGTAGTGCAGATGTAATCAAATGTGGAAGTTTGACTGTTTCCTCACAAGCCATAGTAGATGTAAATCTTGGTTTTGAAGCTCAGTGGGTAATGTTAAAACGCACAGACAGCACTGGTAATTGGTTTATATTTGACACAATGCGTGGCATGTCTCTCACTGGCTTTGAATGGATTTACGCAAATTCTAACACTACTGAAGTAAAAACTTATCAAGGTGTTTTTGCAACTGCAACAGGTTTTGGTTTTAATCCTGCTAACAATGGTCAATTTGCAGATGGTGACTACATCTACATGGCTATCACTAGAACTCCGCAAGCGACACCCACCACTGGAACCGATGTGTTTACTACCGTTGCTTATTCAACAAGTAGTGGCCCTTTTACAATTGACGCAGGATTTCCCCCAGACATGGCTATCGCTTACTATAGAAACACTGCTTCTGGTAACAGCGGATTTCTTTCAGATAGAGTACGTGGAAGAGATAGATATCTTTTTACTCCTGCAACAACAGCCGAAGGTAATGTTACAGGATGGGCAAATTATGGTGCATCTATGAAGGGCATTGAAACTGCTGCTTCAGGGTCTTGGACAAACGGAAATAGCTTTGTTTGGTGGAACTGGAAACGTGCCCCTGGCTATTTTGACATAACTACATGGACGGGCACAGGATCGGCTTTAAATATAAATCATAATCTTGGTGTTGAACCTGAAATGATATGGGTGAAAACAAGAAGTGATTCTGTTGGATGGGCTGTATATCACAACAGTCAAGGGTTTAGTAAAGGTGCTAGATTAGACACAACAGATGCTTTTGGTACAGAGACTAATAGAGTTACCGCAGCTTCCTCTACCACAATTAGTGTAGGCACAGATGCTTATGTAAATGTTTCCTCAAGAACATATGTAGCCTACCTTTTCGCTACCGTAGCAGGTGTAAGTAAAGTTGGTTCTTATACAGGTGATGGAACAACAGGCCGTGTTATTGACTGTGGATTTACTAGTGGTGCTAGGTTTGTTTTAATCAAACCTACAAGTCAGACGGGTGGATGGAATGTTTATGACACTGTAAGAGGGATTGTAGCAGGAAATGATCCTGTTTTAATTCTAAATTCAACCGCCGCAGAAAGCACTCCAGGGGATGATATAGATCCTGATAATTCAGGTTTTATCGTGAACCAACAAGCACTTGGAAACTTTTTAAATGGTAGCGGTGTTGATTACATCTTTTACGCAATCGCATAATAAAGGAGTTTAGTCATGGGACTAATAAGAATAAGAGAAACAGGAGAGGTGGTAACGGAAATAACCTTCCGCACTATGCACAAGAAAACTCGACCTGTCTTAGAACCAACGCTTACTAAAGAAAGACTAGACGGTCTTGGAGCAGATCCT